AAAGACTTAGAGAGTCATTCTTCTCTAGTCTCCCATCATTTGAGGCTCTTAAGAATAGAGTATCAAGAGAAGCTTCAAAAGGATACCTTAAAGCCTTAGACGGTAGAAAGTTATTTGTTAGAAGCGAACACGCTGCATTAAATACATTGCTTCAAGGTGCTGGTGCATTAGTAATGAAGCAAGCCCTTATTATATTAGATAAGCGAATAAAAGATAAAGGACTTGATGCTAAGTTTGTTGCTAATGTACATGATGAATGGCAGCTAGAGGTCAGAGAAGATCAAGCTGATGAAGTAGGAAAACTAGGAGTTATAGCGATAAGAGAAACCACCTGCTCTCTTGAACTTAAATGTCCTTTAGATGGAGAATATAATGTCGGGAATAACTGGGCAGAAACACATTGAACAGTTTGAATTGTTTTCTAAAGATAAAGAGTTATCTTATTTCGGTGAAGATAATAAACCCTGTCCGAATAGAAAAGGAGACT